AGTAAAATGCGGTCATGCTGCCCCAAGCCGTGCTTAGAGCGCCTAGCAGGATCGTCATGCCTGGGTTATCCCACAGCTTTAAGTCGCCGGTCATCAATCCGATAAGGATGCCGAAATAGCCAACAGTAACGGTCATTGCTAAGGCAGAGGGCACCCAGCTACCCGTTGTAGTCTGCATTGTCCTGGCTGAGGACCTATCAAGTTGATTGAGCTTCTCCGCCTCAATCCCCAACTCAGCCATCTTAGTTTTAAGCTGGAGATCTGCGGCCTGGAGGGCGGCAATCTGTTCTGCGGATAGGTTACCGCTGCTAAGGGCCTTCTTGACCGTATCGGAAGTAGCATCACTCATGCCTAACACTTTTCCAACCGCCTCGACCGCTATACCACCCAACGGGCCTCCCAAAAGCGTTCCTATAGTAGGTAGTACCTTTGATATCCAGTTCATATTAAGCCTCCTCCGCTCTTAGGATTGCTTTTCTTTTTGCATTAGCCCACCTCTGACCAGGGTCCCCTCCCCAAGCAGCCCAAGCTACTCTTCCGTTTGAAGGATAGCCTTGTTCTCCAGGGTTAAATCCTTGGCCTTGTTTATCGACTTCGTGGCGGGCGAACCAAGCAGCCATAGTAATCACAGTATCCCTACTCATCTCGTTTCCAGAGAGTATCTGTGTGGCCCGAGTCGCGGCCACTTGGGTGCCTCCTCCATACCCTTCTTTCTTCCAGTCACGATATCTCTGCGCCTCTTCCCGCATTCCTGCGGTTGGCATTAAGTTAATATCACTCCCATTTACGTTAGCCATATCAAGCCTGTATGTAAGGTGGTATTGTCCAAGAAGCCAGGAAGGCACTAGATCCGGTAAGCACTATTCGATTACTATCCAGCCTAGTGACTGAGTTAAGTGTAGTGCTGGTTGAAATCCCAGTCGTTATCAGCTCCCAAGTAGAGCCTCCGTCTAAGGAGTAGGCTAGCTTTCCAGTGCTTGTTAAGCAGTAGATTCCGATCTCCCAATTAGCAAAGTCTACTACCGTATCCCCAGTCGTGAATGGTTGTGAGGATGGGGTGGACCATGTGAGTCCTCCGTCAGTAGACCTAGCGATCTTTCCATTCACACACCCAGCCAGTAGGATGTACGACCTAGAGCCTGTGGACATGTACGATCCAGTGCCACTGTTGTAGGTATAGTTTAGGTATACGTCTGCGGCGTGGAGGCTCGATATAGCTTCGCCAATCGTATTTGTAATAGTACTCCAAGCAGTAGACCCAGTCGCTAACTGAGCACCGGAGATCCTTGCTATTTTTGCCGTAGCGCCAGACCCGCCCGCCAGTATTACACTATCAGTAGAAAAATGACAGGTTATGCTACTACATTCTCCCGCGCTAAATAGCGTACATGTAGACCCGTTAAAGTTACCTCCGCTAGAAGTGCCCCCAAACCCCCCTTTTGAGGATACAAGTAGCCTATTTGCAGCCGTAACCATACCATTACTCTGTGGAAAAAACGTGGATAGGTAACTATTTCCCCCTCCTATATTAGATCCATAAAGATACCCATCTGTACTCCTTTGATATACGTCTAAGTACTGTAAAGGCGATGCGCTATACGTGCTCCTAAGAACTGTAAACGCATAAACGACTGATGACACAACTACGCTGGTTACCTTTGAGTAACTTTGCACAACTGTTGTTGCGGTTGTTGGGTGTACGTTAGCACTGCTACTAGAGAACGTACCTGCGTTAGGGTCGTACTTTAAAATGTTTTGAGTGCCGTCGATTAGCCCAAAATAGTTCCCACCATTAAAGCTATGAAAGTTAGGCTTTAGGATAGTGTGCGACGAGTTTAGTCCAGTTGTAAGCTGAGACCAGCCAGCCTGCAAAACAGCAGAAGAAACACTTCTAGCGTAATGCGGTCTGGAGATAGACGCTAATGACGATAGCTTAGGCATATTAAGCAAATTTCACAAGACTACCAAGTACCGTGTAGGTATTTGCGGCTGTCTTAATTACTGTGATCGAGTAAGAATCAATCGAGCTTACATTTCCAGCAGTAGGCGCAGACCCGCCAAGCCACTTCACCGTCTGAGCAGTCCCATCTACACTTACAGTAGACACTTTGTAAGCTGTAGTTCCGTTAGTCACCATTAGCACAACCGTCCTAGCCTTGTTCACCTCAAGGATAGCGTTCATCGTTAAAGTAGACGAGCCTCTAAGATTAAGAGTGAAATCAGCAGTTGTATTTGCGGTGTGGTAAACCACTTCGCTACTCTCAATATCAAATACAACTGCTGACGGGGCTGTTGCACTAATAACTAAACCGTCTTCAAGATAAGATACTTTTTTCCTAACCAGAGCAGAATTAGTTAGGTAGAGGGTGTTACCATCCCATTCCACACGATGTGCTGCTGGGGTTGTGTTTAATACCCCGTTTTGAAATGCAATTGGGTATACGCCGCTAGCAGTTCCCGCAGCAAATGTTTGACCTCCAGCGAAGGTGTTACCGGATAGGGTGGCGTTTGTGCTTCTGGAGTACAATGTCGCCACTGCGAGCGAATCGACTCCGATAGTTATTGTGGTAGTAGTAGCACCTGCAAGCGGGCCTACTCCTACAATAAATCCCCCAGAACTGCTTCCCCTTTGAATACCTATAAGTACAGGATTGCTTAAAGTTCCTTGGAACCAAGAAGGTCGAACCAACGATAAGGAACTTCCTGAGTTGCTAACAACCTGCCAAGGGCCTCCGGTTGCACTCGTATTCTGCGTTGCAAGTACGACTATATGGCCAGGTTCCAGTGTTACGCCTTCTACTGTTGGAGCAGTAGAAGTAACCATTGTAGTTACTGTCGAATTGTAAACAGTAAGCGTCCCTGTATTACTATTGGTAGCGTTCGCGCTCAGAGTTACTTGGGTCGGAGAGTTTACTGTTTTTACAACAGAAGCAGATATCCCGCTTCCATTAAACGACATACCTGGGACCAAGGTTACCGTCGAACTTGTATAGTTCAACACAGCGGAGCCTGTAGTCCAAGAAGCGCCTGTTACAGTTCCCGCTGATGCTGCCACTACGTTTACGCTATAGCGAACCGTAGCTGTCTGTATACCCCCCATTACTGCCCTAGCCTCTTCTTGAGTTGTAACGCCCGTTCCTCCATTGGCTATCGTAGCGACTCCTCCCCCCGCAGCAGGCGTCTCCCAGGTAAAAGTACTACCGTTTGATGTAAGTACTTTTCCGTTAGTACCGATTGAAAGCCTACCAGCAGTGTTAGAGCCTGTCCCAATAATCAAATCCCCCGCCGCAGTAATCGGAGATAGGGCGTTAAAAGCAGCAGACTTTTCTGTCTGACCAGTACCGCCCTTGGCTATAGCAATCGTATCACCAGTACCGACTTTACCAGCCAGGGAATCACTCAACCCAGATATTTTTGACTGATCAATCGCAGCAGCCGCATCGATGTCAGAATTCGTAATTGCGGAGGCATCTGACTGAACCACCCCATTAATTACCTTCACCACCCCAGATTTTCCAACCGAAGGCAGAGTGGTGTGGGTGTGGCTCGGAGTAGCCCCGCCAAACTGTAGTGTTACAGTGTGGTTATTACCAGGGTTCAGGGCCTCAAAAACAACTACAATACGGTCTGTAAGAGCGATAGTAGTCTGAGGAATAATAAGAGAGAATACAAGCTGTGCCGCAATTATCGGAACAGTGACTGCGGCAGAGGTAGCTAATAGCGATGAAGACCCTACACCCCCATCGTATTTATATAGAGAAGCCCTAATTAGTGAGCCCCCATTACTGCTTACCGCCCACAGGTTGAAGTCCCACAAGCCAGCCGTAATCTCTACAGTTTCTGGATCATTAACGTCCGTAATGAAGCCAGCAATATTCGTGTACGAATTAGTAAGTGCCGCAGATGTAAGCGTCGTTTGATTTGTTTCAGCAGTCCGTTTGAACTCTTTGTACGCCGCACTATTAGTAAGGGCGGGTAGTCCGGTAAGAGGATTGTCTCCAGTAGTTCCGTTGTTGAAGAACATTACAGTCCCCCCACCGCCACTCCCTCCCGCAGGAGCACTACCCCAAACAATCTGAGCCCCATCCCACTGAAGTATGTTACCAGAAGCGGGGGCACTAGTAGTTACCGTTTTACCCCGAATCTTCTCAACCACCGTGTCCTGCACTCCAGCAGTTTTAGTA